AAAGTAGCAAAAGTAAAAACCGAAACAACAACAACAACCGAAAGCGAGGAATAGGCCATGGCCATATTCTTAAGTAATGGAGTGGTCGTAACCCTTAACTCGGTCGATCTCTCAGATCACGTCACAAGCGCAACAATCAACCGCGTATTTGAGGAGCTAGAAGTTACCGCTATGGGTGACTCAGCTCGTAAGTTTACTAAGGGACTAGAGACATCGACGATTACTCTAGATTTTCTAAACGATACCGCTACCGGTGAAGTACTACAGACTCTACAGGCTGCATGGGGTACAACAGTACCTATTACTCTCAAGCAAACCTCCGGAGCTATTGCAGCTACTAACCCTGAATATCAGACAACAGTATTAGTTAATAACACTACAGATATTAATGGAGCAGTAGGCGACATCTCTACACAGAGCATTACGTTTACATGCAACTCACCTATCGTCGTAGATACAACCGTATAACAAACTAGAAAAGGGGCACACAATGGCACGACTCAAAATAACAAGGGCTACCGGGGAAGTTACTGAGCATCAAGTAACACCACGAATTGAGTACGCCTTTGAGCTCTACGCAAAAAAAGGTTTTCACAAAGCGTTTAGAGATGACGAGAAGCAAAGCGATCTCTACTTTTTGGCTCACGAGTGCTTACGCACTAGTGGCGAAACAGTAAAACCATTTGGCGCTGAGTTTCTTGATACTTTGGCAAAAGTCGAGGTACTAGACGACGAGCCTTTAAGCTAGGGCGGGACTCTCTAACCTATTTGATAGCGCAACTATCGATACGGTTAGGGATCCCGCCTCAAGCGGTTATTGATCTCGATGTAGAGATGTTTAAGATGTTAGTAAGAGTATTAAACGAGCAAGCGGAGGAGTCTAAAAATGTCCGTAAAACTAGACGGCGTTAAAGAGACTTTACGCGCGATGCGTAAAATAGATCCCGAGCTACTAAAAGAGATGAATAAAGAGATTAAGGGAATTATGATCCCGATACGCGATAAGGCTCGAGAGTATGCCCCTACCGCGGCTCCGGGTGGCCTTTATAACTGGGACGAGGGTAAGTACACTCGAAAGATCACGGCCCGTAACTCTGCATTTAGGACTTTTAATAGTGAGGGACGTTTACGCCGTTTTCCACTTTATCAAGCTGAGGTAGTACGTAAAGGTATCTATTACACCGCAGCGCCAAGTAAGCGTAACCGTAACGGATGGAGCTCTCAGTACATCGTAGCTAACGCCTCAGCTAGTGGATCTATCTACGAGACGGCCGGACGTAAAAATCCCGGCGGAGATCCAAAGAGTAGATCTAATAACCCGGGTGCCGGCGCTCACTTTGTTAGCCGCATGGGCCCTCTATATGGCGAGGGTAATAGCCGTGGCCGTTTAATCTTTAGAGCGTGGGCCGAAAATCAAGGCCGGGCTCAAGCTGCAGTAGTACAAGCTATACAAAATACAATAGCCGCCTTTAACCAAGGCCGTTACGACAAGGCGGCATAATGGCCAAGTTACCCGATTTATTAGTTAATGCCGTTACTACCTTTGACGGTAAAGCTTTATCTAAAGGCCAAAAACAGATCCAAAGCTTTGAGAAAGGCGTAAAAAACCTCGCTAAAACTTTTGGTATAGCCTTTAGTGCAGCGGCTTTAGCTCAGTACGGTAAAAATGCCGTTAAGGCTTTTGCAGCCTCAGAGCTCGAGGTAGCACAATTAACTACCTCCGTACGTAATTTAGGTTTAGCCTTTGCTACGCCTGAGATAAATCAATACATAGACAAGCTCGAAGCGGCAACCGGTGTAAATCGAGATCAGCTCCAACCGGCCATGATTAAGCTTTTACAGGTAACGGGCTCAGTAGCCAAGAGCCAAGAGATCCTAAATCTTGCTATGGATGTATCCGCGGGCACGGGTACCGATTTAGCTAAAACTAGCGAGATATTAAGCCAAGCATATGTAGGTAACTTTAAGGGCTTACGCTCTCTTAACCTTGGCCTTACTCAGGCAGAGCTAGCCTCCTCAAACTTTGAGGAAGTACAAAAGCGCCTACAAGTCTTATTCGCCGGACAAGCAAAAGTAGCCGCCGATAGTTACGTAGGCTCGATGAATAAGCTCGCTATCGCATCCGAAAATGCAAGCGAGAAAATCGGTAAATCTTTAATCAATGCTCTTACCGCTTTATCCGGTGGAAAGACTATCGACGACACCATCTCCAAAATCGATACCTTGAGTACCGCTATCGCCGGGCTCATCGATGCCACGGTAGGACTTAAGGCCGGCGAGATCCTGCAACAGTATTACGGCCTCAACGCGGGCAAGATCCCCGGCGGGTTTGGTAATCGATCACTCTCTGCCGGCAACCAAGATACACAAAAGGCAGATGCCAAGGCCCGGGCCAAGGCCGAAGCGGATGCAGCTAAGCGAGCTAAAGAATTACTAGCACTCCAAAAGAAATCGGCCCTTGCTGAGAAAAATAAACTTTCGTTATCAAAGGCCGCGGCCGTATTTGATACTAACCGCATCTCGATCGCCGCAGCTCTACGGGCTACATATGACAAGGATACGATCCTACGCCTTGAGGCTTTACAAGCTATCGAGGAGGATAACGGCGACCTCGCTTTACGTAAAATTAGCGAGCTAGCCGCACTACAAAAAAACGCGGATCTTGCTAAGTTAGCCGGTGTTAAAGAGATCAGCGAGACAACTCTCTCAGCTCTAAACACTCAACTATTAGCAGAGCTTAAGGGCATCAACGATAGCAAGATGGCCGAGGGCGATAAAGAGCTAGCACGTGAGGAAGCGTTTAAGAAGTACAACGCCGCACTCGTAGCAGCTGGGCAACTAGCGGCAAAAGAGCAATACTCCGAGCGAGTACAGATCCAACTAACCGAAATCGCTCGCCTTGCAGCTTTAAGTAACTCCGTAAGTGCCACTAAAACGGCAACCCTACTACGTGAGTCTGCCGAGTTATCTATGATCGATCGCGTAGCACGGGCACAAAAGGCCGCGGACGATGCACGCCTAAAAGCTCTACAAGATTACATAAACTTATTAAGCAAGGTAGGCACCGGAGGCGGCAGTAGCGGACTCACTAATATCGGCGGTACAAACTTTGTAACGGGCCCGGTTATATCGACTACGGCTATCCTCGATACAGTAGCTAAGACCGCTGCAGCTACCGCCAAACTAGGCGGCGATATCAGCGCTACAGAGTTTTACAATAGCCTCACCTCTAGCCAACAAGAGGATCTAGGCGGCTATAGCCCTACTATGAATTACGGCGGCGGATACCCTGCAACTTATAACGTGAATATCAGCGCCGGCGTAATCGCTCAACAAGACGAGTTTACGGTACTTATCCAAGATACGATCCAACGCCTTAACCGCGGCGGAGATCCGATTAGTACGGCCGGTGCATTATGACCGTACCTACGATAAACGCACTAATTAACTTTTCTACCGGTCCATCTTTTGCTCAAGCGATGATCCTAGATACCGGCATACTCGGGACTAATATCCTTGCAGACTCCGAAGCTTTAATCGTCGATGTATCGAGTCAGGTAGACGGCGTTACCACTATGAGAGGCCGTAACGCTCAGGCGGACGTATTCCAAACGGGTACTCTAACTTTGCGTATCGTCGATCAAAATGGCGACTTTAACCCTCAAAATCCCGCCGGACCTTATTACGGATTACTTACACCTCTACGTAAGGTACAGATTACGGGTACATACGACGGCACCGAGTACCCTATGTTTAGCGGCTTTATTACTAGCTATACAACTACAACGCCTAAAATGGCCACGGATGTAGTTTATACAACGATTACCGCCGTCGATGCTTTTAGACTTTTCCAAAATAGCCAAATCTCTACGGTGACACTAGCTGAAGCCGGCGACCTACCGGGCGAGCGCGTAAACGCTATCCTCGACGAGATCGCTTGGCCTCCATCTATGCGAGAGATACAGTACGGAGACACCATTTTCCAAGCCGACCCGGGCACACCTCGTACGGCTCTAGCTGCACTACAAACGGCCACGATCTCAGAGTACGGCGCTTTATATATCAATGCTCGAGGATCCGTAGAGCTGCACGATCGGGCCTTTTGCATTGAGTCGCAAGCCTTTCCGGTAACTCGCTTTAATGACGACGGTACCGATATTAATTACTTTAATGCCGTTTGGCGTTTAGATGATACTCAGGTTTATAACTCCGCCTCGATTACCAAGATCGGCGGTACGGCTCAACTAGCTCAGGATCAAGACTCCATCGATGAGTATTTTATCCACTCATATAACCAACAAAATCTCGTAATGGATACGGACCAAGCCGCGCTCGATTATGCCCGGGCTTATGTAGCAAGCCGTAAAGATACACAAACTCGATGCGATGCCGTAGAGCTTGATCTTTACATGGATGATTATAACGATGGCATCCTTGCCGCTCTAGGTTTAGATTTTTTTGATCCGGTAGAGATTACGACTAATCAACCTGGTAACTCAACCCTCCAACAGACTCTCCAAGTGTTTGGCGTTATTCACCGCGTTACGCCTAACTCATGGAAAACGACATTTACAACACTAGAGCCGATTATCGACGGCTTTATATTAAACTCAACACTATACGGAGTGCTCGATACCTCCGTATTAGCGTACTAAGGAGCAAGGTTATGGCAGCTGGTCAAGGTTTTAAGACCTTTACAACAGGTGAGGTATTAACCGCCGGTGACGTAAACGGCTACCTCATGCAAGGGATTAACGTATTTACAAACGCTACGGCTCGAGATGCGGCTATTACCGCACCGGCCGAGGGTCAGTTTGCTTTCACAAAAGATAATAACTCTTTATGGTATTACGACGGTGCAGCTTGGGTAGCCTCAGGGGCAACCGGTGATATCGAGGGAGTTACTGCCGGCGTGGGTATTAGCGGCGGCGGTACATCCGGCACGGTAACTATTACTAATGATATGGCTACAACTATTACGGCGAGCGGCGATATCGTCGTAGGTACCGGTAGCGGCACTTACGATAATTTACCTATTGGTACAACTGGACAAGTATTAACGGCAGATACAACAGTTAGCCCTTATAAAGTAAAATGGGCGGCGGCTGGTGGTGGAGATAATGGACCTTCATTTTCTGCTTATCTCGGAAGCAATCAATCCATTTCCAATGGTACTTTTACAAAAGTACAAGCTAACACCGAGGGCTGGGATACTAATTCAGCATACAATACTAGCACTTATGAATTTACTCCGCAGACGGCTGGTTATTATGTGGTCAGCATAAATGGTTATGTTAATTTAGGCTCGCCTGATGACGCAGGTATTTTTGCATTATACAAAAACGGAGCAGCCAGTAGGAGAATTGTTGGCGTTACAAAACCGGCTGGCGCTGCTGAAACCTATTTTAGCGGATCAGCGCAAATTTATCTTAACGGGTCAAGTGATTACATTTCGCTTTATGCATACTGGAATAACGCAACCCGTACAATTAACTCAGGAGAGGCTAATTTCCAATTTTCAGCAACTCTAGTAAGGACGGCATAAAATGGCTAAAACACTTTTTGAGATTATTACAGAGGCGTATCCTGAGTTATTAGATAACAAAGATTTATTTATGCAAGGAGTTATAACTTTGCGTGATGACTCAGACGGTCAGGGCGCATATATTGAGATGTGGAATTACACAAAGCCATTACCTGCAGGGTTTAAAGTAGGTAAATAGTGGAAACCAGCTACAACGGATACCCGGCCTCTAAAGATCCGGACGAGATAAAGATAAAGTCCTACCGTGTACGCGGTACGGATCGTAAGCTAAGGTGTGCCGAGAGTGTTGGGCCTCTCTTGGCCGCCTTTGCTGCGGAGTTTCACGAGCTTATCGAGCCGATCGATGAGGGCACGTTTGACGATTGGGCATACGCCTATCGCATGGTACGAGGCAACCCTACAAAATTATCCTGCCACTCATCCGGGACGGCTATCGATCTCAACGCTACTAAGCATCCAATGGGCAAGTACGACACTTTCCCGGCTGAAAAAATACCGATGATTAGAGCTCTTGCTAAAAAGTACGGCCTTAAATGGGGCGGAGACTTTAAGACAAGGCCCGACGATATGCACTTTGAGGTAAATGTAACCGCAGAAAAAGCACAAAAACTAATAACTAAGTTAGGATTAGACAATGAATAAAAAGCAATTAGAGGCCGCCGTTATGTCATATGTACGTGCAGCGCTCGCATCCGTAGCAGCTCTCTATATGTCAGGGATACAGGATCCAAAAGTACTAGCTAACGCCTTTATCGCCGGCCTCGTAGGTCCGCTACTCAAAGCGGTACAACCAAGCGAGAAGCAATACGGCATAGGCTCTAAATGATCCGGGCCCTGATAGGGGCGATAGTGGGGACATTACTCCTATCGGGGTGCGGTTACGACGGATGGGTGAGATATGAGTGCCAAGAATACGAAAACTGGAAGAGCCTGAGTGCACTCCGCCTCAATGCGAGGTTACCGGCACCTGCACTAAGGACCTTATTACGAAAGATGAATAAAGAAAATAAACGGCTAACGCCTGAGGATATACACGCTCGCCTCATATTCTTAATTGGCGCGGTACTAGCTCTAACCTTTTTTGTAATTACCGGAGGTGCCGTATACGCGCTTGTCTTTGTTACTCAGCCGGTAGGAGCTCAAGCGCCTAACGATCGTGACTTTATACAACTCTTACAAACCTTGGCCATATTCTTAACCGGAGCCCTTGGCGGCGTGTTAGCCGGTAATGGTCTAAAGTCTAAACCTAAAGAGCACCCTAAGGCCGACACGCCAAACACGAATACGCTTTGATATCTGACAAAAAGCCCTCATACTGATACTACAAACGCTGAGAGGGCTACTCGGTTAGTAGTTTAATCGGCCTTAACAAAGGGCTAAGTAATGAATAGTTTAGATATATTGATCGGTTTGGCAGCCTGCGGTATGGGCTTTATGTTTATGGTAATTGGTTACTCAATAGGTTATAAGCACGGGCACGGTGAGGGCTTTGTGCGCGGTCGTGCTATCGCTCAAGCTCTGAAAGATAAGGAGCTAATCTAATGGGGTTTTTAGATAACTACGAGGACGTAAACGCTCGTATTAAGCGCTTTAGATTAGAATTCCCATCCGGGAGATTAGTCGCATACATCGAGGATCTAGATATTATTAAAGGCACGATCCTCGTTAAAGCTGAGGCGTACCGGGAGTATGAGGATCATCTACCTAGCGCCGTCGATTACGCTTTTGGTAACGTCTCGACTTATCCAAACAATATGAAAAAATGGTTTATAGAGGACACAATTACCTCAGCTTATGGCCGCTGCATAGGTTTACTAACGCCTAGCCTTGAGCATAACTCGCGGCCTACCGCGCAGGATATGGAAAAGGTAGAGACACTACCGGCAGACTCGGACCCGTGGAGTACAAAGGCCTCGATCGAGGATATGGCTACAATGGCGAGTAGCATCTTAGAGATTGGTAAAACTCTCGGCGGTGAGTTAGTAGCTGAGGCCCCTCGATGTACGCACGGTACGATGGTGTGGGCTGAAGGTACGGCTAAAGCAACGGGTAAACCGTGGGCAGCGTACAAGTGCACCGAGCGAGTTAGAGCTAATCAATGTAACCCGTATTGGCACGTACTCGGCTCCGATGGTAAATGGAAGCCGCAGGTATAAAAATGGGCGAGATTACATATATAAAAAACGG